TCAAAGAAGTTAGTAAAGAACATAGTGAAACTAAAGATGAATCTCTAAATGATAGAGTTCTTATCATCGATGGTTTAAATCAATTTATTAGAGTTTTTGGGGCAGTTCCTGCCTTGAATGATGATGGTGAACATTGTGGTGGTGTGACAGGGTTTCTCTTGTCCACCGCTGCCACCATTAGAAATCTCAAACCTACACGAGTTGTTATCGTATTTGATGGTAAGGGTGGGTCAAACCGTAGAAAGTCAATGTATAAGGGTTATAAGGAGGGTCGTACTGGTCTGACTAAAATCAATAGATTGGCAGGATACGAGGACTTGGAGGACCAACAAGAATCTATGAGGAATCAGTTTACTCGACTTATCGAGTACCTCCAAGTTCTACCCATTTCTCTTACCTATATTGATTATGTGGAAGCCGATGACATCATCGCATACCTTGCAAATCATTATTTTAAGAAAGAAGTTACAATCATTTCATCGGACAAAGATTTCCTTCAGTTGGTAAATCCACGAATCAAAGTGTGGGCCCCTACGAAGAAGAAAATGTATGATGAGGTACTTGTAAAAGAAGAATATGGTGTTAAACCACAAAACCTTGTATTCTATCGTGTAATCGAAGGTGATAAATCCGATAATATCGAAGGTGTTCGTGGTATAGGTCCAAAGACCATTCTCAACAAAATGACTTTTTTGAATGAAGAGGTGCTTGATTTGGATACATTCATTGATAAAATCAAAACAGAGTGTGATGATAAGTTGTCACAAAAATTGACCGAAAATGTGACAACCATTGAGATGAACTATCGGTTAATGCAGTTGAAAGACCCTGAAATTTCATCATCCATTACTTCTCAAGTACGGAACATTATGTCAGATTTACAACCTGAATTGGATATGGTTGAATTCAAAAAGATGTTTATGTACGACAAATTGTACACCGCATTTGCTAATGTAGATTCTTGGTTACGAAATTCATTTATCTCTTTGGATAATAATTTGAAAAATCATTTCAAAGATTTCGATTTTAATGATAAATGATTTTGATACTAACAAATAATTTCGTATATTTGTATCTATATGGAGAAGTTAGGAAGTAAATTTAGTACATCATTTCAGAATAAAGTAATATCTGCTATTATATCAGATAGGTCGTTTACTCGACAAATCTATGATATTTTAAAGCCTGAATACTTTGATGCTGAAGCCTCGGAGTGGTTGGTTAAAACTATTATGAGACACTTCGATGAGTATGAACAAATGCCCACATTAGATGTCCTTAAAGTTAAAATCAATACCATCGATAGGGATGTTTTAAAGACATCGGTAGTTGACAATCTTAAATTTGCTTGGAATCACCTTGAAAGTGATGATTTACCTTATGTTAAAGACCAAGTTCTTGACTTTTGTAAGAATCAGTCAATTAAGAACGCAATCCTTGATTCAGTAACACTTTTAGAAGATGGTAAGTATGATACCATCAAAAAGAAGATTGATACTGCTATGAAAGCCGGCCAAGACTCCGACATCGGCCACGAATACAAAACTATGATTACTGAACGATATGAAGATTCAGTCCGTAATGTAGTATCCACTGGTTGGGAGGTTATTGATGAAATTACCCAAGGTGGGTTTGGTAAAGGTGAACTTATTCTATTCGCTGCACCTCCGGGAATTGGTAAGTCTTGGGCATTGGTCAATATTGGTGTAAATGCTATGAAGAAGGGTAAGATTGTAGCACACTACACATTAGAATTGAACGAAGGTTATACCGGTCAACGATATGACGCAGTTTTAAGTGGAGTTGCAGTGGGTAATTTGAAGTACAATATGGATGATGTTAAGAAAGCAGTCCAAGGTGTATCAGGTGACCTTGTTGTAAAACACTATCCTACTAAAACTGCAAGTGTTACATCATTAAAAGCACATATGGATAAGATGACTCTACAAGGTAAAAAGCCAGATGTAGTAATTGTCGATTATGCTGACCTTTTGAGAGGTCCTGCAAAGGAAAAGAGACACGAAGAGTTAGAAGAAATAATCGAAGACCTTCGTGGTTTGGCTGGTGAGTATGAAGTTCCGGTATTTACGGCATCTCAAATCAATCGTAGTGGTGCTGAAGATGACATTATTACAGGTACGAAGATTGCAGGGTCATTCTCAAAAATGATGACTGCTGATTTCGTGGTATCTCTATCTCGTAAGATTGAAGATAAACTTGCTGGGACTGGTAGATGGCACGTAATTAAGAATCGTTTTGGACCTGATGGAATGACATTCCCTTCTAAAGCAAACTTCTCAACTGGCCAAATTCACATCTACAACGATGATTCCATTGATGGTAGAAAGACCTCAAACCAGATGAAACAAGGGGAGAGTTTAGTAAGAAAAGAATTAGCTCAAAAATATAAAGAAATGAGTGGTGATATTGGTTTCTAATCACTATATATAAACACCCCCAATGAAAAATATGTCTAACTATTTAACAAGGAACCAGTATGGGTCTATTTGATAATCGAGTACCTTTTAAACCATTTGAATATCCTGAATACTACACCGAAGGTTGGTTGAAGCAAGCACAGGCATTTTGGTTACATACCGAAATCCCAATGCAAGGTGATATCAAGGATTGGAATGAAAATTTGTCAGTTGAAGAAAAGAATTTAGTAGGTAATATCCTACTTGGGTTTGCTCAAACTGAATGTGCCGTATCCGATTATTGGACTACTATGGTAACCGAGTGGTTTCCTAAACACGAAATCAAGCAAATGGCTATGATGTTCGGTTCACAAGAAACCATTCACGCTACTGCATACTCATATTTGAATGAATCCCTTGGTTTAGAGGATTTTGAAGCATTCCTACACGAACCAGCAACGGCTGATAGATTTGAGAATCTTGCTAACATTACCAATCGGTATACTTGGGAAGACTTAAAGACTAATAGTGATGCTCGTAAGGAAATTGCAAGGTCTCTCGCTATCTTTTCTGCATTCACCGAAGGTGTTGCACTATATTCTTCATTCGCTGTCTTATATTCGTTCCAAATGAGGAATAAACTTAAAGGTATTGGACAGCAAATGAAATGGAGTGTTCGTGATGAGTCACTACACTCAAAAATGGGATGTCAATTATTCAGACATATGTGTGATGAATACCCAGAGTTAAAACAAGACGCAAAGTCGGCAGTCGAAGAGGCTGCTAACATTATGTTGGAGTTGGAACTCAAATATATTGATAAGATGTTTGAAATGGGTGATTTGGAAAATCTAAAAAAGACCGACCTCATCAATTTCATCAGAAGAAGAGTAAATGAAAAATACAACGAATTAGGTTACGAAGGTAAGTTATTTGACTATGATGCTGACTCTGCAAATGAGTTAGAATGGTTTTATCACTTAACCGGGGGAACAACTCATACCGATTTCTTCGCAGTGAGACCTACTGATTATAGTAAGGCAAACGAAGGTGAAGATTGGAATGATTTATGGTAAAAAAAGTTATGAAGAATTACGGAGAAGAATTGGGTTGGGAGCTCGGAGTAGACTTTCCAACTTGGGCAAATACTGAAATATATGTTAAGACTATTTCAAAAGGATACTTACTCGCAGGTGAAACGCCAAAAGACGCATATTGGAGGGTTTCCACCGCCGTGGCACGCAGACTTCAAAAACCACATCTTGCTAGCAAGTTTTTTGATTATATCTGGCGCGGTTGGCTTAATCTTGCTAGTCCTGTACTTTCTAATACTGGCACCGATAGGGGTCTTCCGATATCTTGTTTTGGAATTGATGTCGGTGATTCAATCCAAGAAATAGGTCAAAAGAACCTTGAATTGATGTTGTTGGCCAAACACGGTGGTGGTGTTGGCATTGGACTAAATATGATTAGACCCGCAGGTGCTAAAATCACCGATAATGGTACATCAGATGGGGTTGTTCCATTTGCTAAAATCTATGACTCAACAATCCTTGCTACAAATCAAGGTGCAGTTCGTAGAGGTGCTGCATCAGTTAACCTTAACATCGAACATAGTGACTTTGATGAGTGGATTGAAATCCGTGAACCAAAGGGTGATGTCAATCGCCAATGTTTGAACCTACACCAATGTGTAGTTGTAGGTGACAAGTTTATGAGAAAACTTGAGGATGGTGATGATGAGGCAAGACGCAGATGGGGTAAGGTACTTCAGAAGAGAAAAGCAACCGGTGAACC